AAAGAGGCGTCAACAATGGGGTAAGCCATATATAAACCTCCAATTATTTAGAACCGGAACCAAAATTCCCGCGAGTTGACGTTGATTTCCTCTCAGAAAACAAAGTCGCCATGCGTGGGTCTTGTTGGCGCATAAAATTGTTGTCCACAGACTCCATGTTGGTCTTTGCTGCATTGTTGTAGTAATCAGCGATGGCTTGGGCTTTTTCGATAGGCATTTTGCATAGCATCAGCCCACCAACTTCGACGTTGCCTGTCTTCTCATTACCAACCAGCATAAGCTCTTCATGGTCTATTGCTTTCACCGGAACCCAACCATCGCGTAACTTACGAGACACGTTAGTAGGGTCACTCTGTCCCAAGACATGTGTACCGATCCAGCGGTATGTATATCCGGGTTCAGGGGTCGGATCAGGCAAATTGCTTGAAGGGACGTAAACAGCGCGAGCATTTTTATCGCGTGCAGTAAGATCACGAGTTGTACGAGAATCAGCCATATTAAGCCTCCAATTTTGCTACTTGAGCAGCATACTGCTGCGGGGTCATTCCAAACTTCTTAGCCAGCGCTACCGCTGATGTTGTAAGTTGAACCTTTCTAACTCCTGACGAACGTGTCGCAGGAGCGACCACCGATACAGGACGCTTGGTGCCTTCATTTCGACTATTCCCAAACACTTCAGGAAACTTACCTCTTACGCGAGTATTAATTTGCTCGTAATAATCATCACTTTGCGGGTCAACACCCGAATTTACTAGCTTTTGATGCAGCCCTAGTGAGTAGCTGGTAACGTCTTCAAACCCTTCTGACCCGAACCACTGGTTTTTTGCCTGCCAGCGCAGCGACTTTTCGTCGGGTTGCACCTTTTGGGGTGCTGGTTGCCTAGTTTGTACATTATTTTCTTCAGCTTGTAAAGGAACATGCCGAAAATTCTTTGCCGCCTCCAATTTAAACTTGGCATCTGTCATCGCTTCTTGCGCTGCAATGATGGCATCGGTGTCAAAAGCCTCTTGTGCTTCTTTAAACTGACGACGAGCTTGCGCTACTTCGTTTTCAGCCGATGAGAGGGTATTAGCCGCTACGTGCTTAGTGCCTTGATCGACAAAACCGCGAAGTTGCTTGTTCTCGTCCATCAAATGGGCCGCAAAAGTCTCTAGTTCCTGCTTTTCACGCATTGTTGACTCTTTGACCCGGCGCTCGTCGTGACGGGCATGGGTTAAGTCCTTGATGCGCTTCTGCACGTTGGCAGAGTACGACTCAATTTCTTCGTCAGTTGGGTCAACTACTTCCTTGTCGAGGGGCTTGCGCCCTCTGTCTCGTTCGGGGGTGTCATCAACAATTTCAACCTCAATACCATCGTCTGTGATGTCTACTTCGATGGTGTCGTCATCTGTTTCATGGGGAAATTTAAATGCTTCTGGCATGATAGCTCCTATGCGTTTGTAATACCACGGGGATCAAGGACTACGGCATCCACCTGATCGTCATTAATGACGCGCAGTTCTTTGCCATACATTTTTAAGCGTGTGCCTGTGTAGGTACGCACCGTAATGAAGTCCCCTGCTTTGCACCACGGTCCACTCGGGAACTTGTTTTTGTCCCTGTATGCATCAGGTCCAACTTTCAGTACAAACAGCACCGTAGTGGTCTGCTCCTCTCGGTTCATGGTGGCCCAAGGCTTAACCAAGTCTGTACCTTCAATTTTGTCGGACACTTCAGGAACGATGCAAAGCAGCTTGTACCCTACTGGATCAGGTAGTTGGGTTGCTTTTTCAACGTCACTGGCAGTTTCATCCGGTTTTTCAATCGGTTGAATAGCTTTTGGCAAAATAATGCCGGGTGGTAGTAGTATTTCACTCATCGGAGGTTTCAACTTTCTTTAGCAAGGCCAGTAAATGCGACTCTGCGTAGGCTAGGCCCTGAATAACCCCGCACAGTTTTTGGTACTCATCAAAAGAACGACAGGCTCCACCAGCCAAGTCGTCTGCATAATTGTTCATGTCTTCGCGTATTTTTTTGCGCAATACGTCTGCGAATTGGGTAATCACTCAGTGGTTCCTTTAGTTTTGGGTTGCTCTAATGCTTTTATTGCGTCAAGCCCCTGCTGCCGCTTGTCTTTAGCCATCTGTGCGCCGATTTGTATACCAGCGTGTTCTTGCTCAAAGGTCTGCTTTTGCTTGCTTTCGTTGATCTGGGCACCGATCTGTGTGCCCTTCAACTGCATATTTGCCTGAAGCTCTGCCATCTTTACCTTGTTGGTATCAGATTTTGCAGCCGCTTCCATAGCCAAATGCTTGTCTTTGTACTGCTGGTCGGCTTGGGCAATCTGTTGTTCAAGCTGTAAGTGACCTTGTTTCAATTGCAACTCACTTTGTTTCAATTGAAACTCTTGCTGCTGCAGCCTCAACATAGGGTCTTGCGCCTGCTGTTGTGCTTGCTGCTGAGCCTCTTCTTGTTGGTTCTTCTGCAGTGCCTGCTGCGCAGCTTGAGCCATCATCCCCGACAACGCTTGCTCAATCGGCTGTGGTAGCTTCTCATCTTCGGGAGGAAGGGGCATACCCAACTGCTCTTCGATCTGCTTGCGGTACTGGAACCCTGTGTGTTCAGCCACGTGTGCCATGAGCGCAGCTTGGATCATTGGGAACTTGGGGTTCTGCCCGATCGCTTGCATGACCATAGGGTCTTGCAACATGGACATGTGTACTTGCGTATGTGCTTTGTGGTCTTGGTACAGGAACGCTTTGACAGGCTCCCCCTTAAGCATATTCATGTTCTCCGTCACCGGGTCGCATGGCTTCTGGTCATCAGGCAGCGGTACGAGCTTGTCTGCATTCTTGATGCCTAGAATCTCCAGCATGTTTCGGTGCAACTGGGGCATGTTGTAAATGTCCGGTGCCGACTGCGCCATCTGCATGACTGCCTGATACTGGACTACACGCTGGCTCATCGTAGCCGCATTGGGGTCACTGACCGGGATCACATCAACGTGGTCGTAGTCTGTTTTCTTGGCGCTTGGATTGCCTGAATCAGGCTCGTAGTCATAATCATCGTCCGTGTAGTCCCGGATAATGATTGCCAGCAGACGCAACTCTTGCTTGAAACTGTAGTGCAGTCGGGCTTGGACGGCAGACATCACCTTCAACTGGCGTTCCAGCAGAGCCAGTGTGGTACCGACTGGAGCCTGCGCCGACATGTCGCTGACCTTCATATCGCCTGCGGAAGCAAACCGACGACCTTCTTCAACGATGTTGCCCAGCAGTGTGTACAGCACCTGTGATGGCTCTTTGTACGGCAGCGGTAAGATGTTGTCCCGCAGCGCCCCTGAACCAATGTCTACGTCTCGGAACTCGCCCGGTGCAATTGGGGTGTCATCGCCCTTAATCCTGAGTCCACGGGACTTGAGGCCACCGGGGAGGTTGGAAAGTGTGCCTGCGTCCACAAGCTGTCGCATAATACTGGTAGCCGATTTCGCAAACCCCCCGATGAGGTGGAAGAGTCCGAAGCCGTACGCTCCAAAGCCGGGGATGTACTGGTAGTGGACAAAATGCTGGCGCTTTTGTTTGAGTTCATCTTCTTCTAACCAGTTCCGACGAATTGCCAGAACTTGGTTGCTCCCTTTAATCATGGTTACAACATAGGGCAAGGCGATGCCCGTCTCTTCACCGTCTTCTTCGTCGTTGTAGCCATCAATGTCCAGATCAACATGCACTTCGTATAGCGTGTACCTGTCGTCATTAATGTCGCTGAAGCCTGTCTCTTTGTCCTTGGCTTTCTGAATCTCGGTAGTCTGCTTGGTCGGGCTGTTTAACTCCACGTCCAAGTAAAACCCAGCCTTCTGCAGCTTGATAATCTCGTTCTCGGTCTTGCGCATCTCATGGGTGATGCGGTAGCAGCTATCCATATCCGTAGTCCCGTAGGGGAGGATCATGTCTTCTGCGGGGATGAACATGGACACTTGCCGCCCAAGGCTAGGGTCAAAGTAGACCTTCTTGAACGCTGAGCCTGTGGCAGGTAGGCTCCACAGCATGCGTTCTTGCTCTGGTCGGAACTCGCGCATGACTTCAGTTAGCTCGTAGTTCATGTCCGCTTCGACCCGAACGGCTGCTTCCAGCTTCTCGGGTGTCTCTTTGCCGACGATTTTGGTGCGCACCGGGCCTGCTGCCGGGAACATCTCGGTGATCGTTTCACTCTGGAAGCGCACCACTGCCTCTGTAATCATGGGGTGGAACACGCCAGATGCACCATTCCAAGGCTCTGTACGCTCTTCGTAATTCAAACCCAGCAGCTTCAAGCCCTCGGTGTACGTCTTTTCCCAATCTTTGCGGCTGTTGCGGTCGTTATCAATGTCGCTGGACAACTCACTGGCAAGCGTACTCAGGGCGCTGTCCGAGATGTCTTCAGCCAAGTTGTTACCAAAATCATCGTCTTCAGCAGGCTCAATGTCAATCTCCAATGGGCCTGCCTTGATGTGCACCTCTTCAGGGTCAACAATCTCAATCTCAATAGGTTCTTCGTCTTGGGCAAGCTCTTCCATGCCTTTTGGTGCTTGGTACAAGCTCTTGTCAACATTGGTAGCCATTTGATGTCCTTAATAGTATGCTGTAGGTCTGCGTGCCATCCGATAGGGATCGTCCTTCTCATCCGAGTCTAACGAAATAAACCCACCTTGGCGATAGCGCAGTAGTGCTTGTGTCGTTGTATCTACGTAGTCGTCGTTCTCTCCCACAGGGAAAGCTGCTATTTCTTCAATCACTTCCCGCGCCCAGCGTGTGTCCGGTGCCCAGACCTTGCCTGATGTAAACAGGTCTGCTACTGCGTTCAGCCGCACCATTTTGTCATTACCCCTGCTTGGGCTGAACTCTTGTACGGGTATGCCCATGTTGCGTAGCTCTTGGATCAGGGGCGCACCCGCCGCTTTCTTCTCCACAATGAACGCATCAGGCTCCCAATCCTTCCAGTGCTTCAGGGCCACTTGCTTCAATTCAGGAAACGTCATCCTATCTTTGAATGCGTCAAGCAGGATTAACTGCGGTGAGTCGCCTTCCTCCTCATTGTAGAAGACACCCCATGTCGTGCACGCACTATAGTCCGATGTTGTCTTGACCTCGTGCGCCGTGTCCCAACTCTGCAGGATGTAGTCGCATTTTGGTGGTATGTCGCTGTCCCATATGCGCCAGTGTTTGCGCGACACCAGCGCGGAGTTCTCGCTCGTCGGCTGCTGCATGTACTGCGCGTTCCAATACCGTGGCTCAATACTGGCCTTGGTTGCCTTGAGCGTCTCCAGAGGCCACTGCTCGGGCCAAAGGGATTTCTCCGTGTCTGTGTCCTCGTTCAGGATGGCTGGCAACTCAACAATCTCCCACGGCAGGGAGTCGGGGTTCTTGGTCTGGTAGGTTAGTAAGCGACCAGTAAGGTCAAGAAGTGACCAGCGAGTCATAACTATGATGATCGCCCCACCCGGCATCAGCCGCTGCAGTGGCCCGGTCTGAAACCAAGACCATGCGGTGTCGAACGCCAAGCGGCTGTTGATCTTTACATCCTGCTCTGAATGTGGGTCATCAACCACAAACAAGTCGGCACCGCGACCAGCCAGTGCTCCTCCGACACCCGCAGCGTAGTATTGACCGCCTGCCGCAGTGGACCATTTTCCAGCAGCCTTTTGGTCTGCTGCCACACGTGTGTCGGGATAGATGTCATGGTACTCCTCCGAATCAATCAAGTTACGAACCCGCCGCCCAAAATCTTCTGACAGACCCGCCGTGTGCGTAGCCATGATGATCTTCTTTTCTGGGAACCTGCCTAAAAAATAAGCAGGGAACAAGTAGCTGCTGAACTCTGACTTGCCCATACGGGGCGCAATATTGATAATGACCCGCTTCTTGTTGCCATCAAGCACGTCTTGGAATATCTTTGCCAGCTTCCTGTGCTGCGGCCCAATCTTGAACCCCGGATAAACGGAGGTGGCAAAACCCAGCAAGCTGGTCTTGGCGGCTGAAAGACTAGCGCGGCGTTCGCGCACTTCCAAGTCTTCAAATAGCTCCATCTTGTCTTTTACGGACATGGTGGGTAGCGCCTGCATCAGCGCCTCAAGCTCGTTTCTACTTAGCGTGGAGAAGTTTTCAAGATTCATTGACGGTGCTTGTATCCAAAATGTCAGTCACATCAACCACTTGCATGAACCGATTCAACTTCTCCTTGATGCGCTTGTCGAGTTCGCTGTCCGTCAGTTCTTCTTTCTTGACTTCAATCTTGTCCGTGAACAGGCCGACCTCTGTGACTTTACCCAGCATCCCTAGTGCCTTCAATCTTATATTGGCGTTGGTGCTTTGGGTTTCTTCAACGAGTTTAGATACCACATAGCCCCTGAGTTCCTTTGCCTGATTGATAAATTCCCAGTCGTAAGCAGTCAACATGCTTACTAAATGCTGTACGGCTGCAGGCGTTTTGACGTTAGCCAGCGCTAGATGGGTTATTTCTTCGGGGGCTGCAGAGACGATATTGGCGAACGCTTCTTGCGCTGCTTTTGTTTCTAGGGGCTTGACGATCTCATTTGTGTCCACTGCCCCAAGGCGTGTGAGCCAGTTTGCTGTCTGTACTTTTGCATCAAGCGTGTCTACTGTGCTTGCTTTATCGGCACTCAGTATGGCGTTGGGGGTGTTGGATAACACCTCGGGATCAAAATCTATTAAATGGTCTAGCATGCGTAAGCCCTTGAAGCCTCGTTCGTTTAAGTATACACTCCACAGCGGTAACTGTGCAACGCCATCTTTTCGGTTGCTGTTGTTCATTTGCTTCTCCTACTGCCACCCCGCGTGGCTTCACCCCCGGCCTATCCGGGGGTTTTTTTTGAAATTTTTTAGGCCGATCCTTTCTGTGGAAAGGGGGGTGGGTCTGGGATATGCTATATTTTTTGTAGCAGTATTGTCTAATGTTTTACAAAATGTTCTGGCTTTTATTTTATTGCTATCAAGTTTGTAGCAAGTATGCTGTGCGGCTACGAAACAGTGTTTATAGCCGCTACGCATCGCGCCGTCATAAGTGGTGCATACCCCCACGGTGGGGTGTCCGATATACCCCCATTTGTTCAAATAGAGTTATCGAAGTGAGGGGGCTGTCCCTTCATAAGATACTGTGTCACTGTGACACACAATTGGAGTTCATCATGAACAAAGCAAAGTTGTTTATCGCCCTCAATACATTCGTTACAGCCCGTGTTTCATTGGTGCAAGCCGTGATCGACGCAGGCTATCCTACGGTCGAGTCAGCAAGGCCCGACATCATGGCTTGGATCGTGACGCGTGTAGCGGACGTGGAGTTGAAGGAGCAGGGTAGCGGTCGTCTGGTGTTCGTAGGCGAGGGCGCAGCTACGGCGAGGAACGTGCTGAGAGATGTCAACTTGAACCTTGCCGGGACAACCCGGCGCGAGGCTACGAGTCCCGTAGAGAGCAAGAAAGCTGCGCCACTGACCAAGGCACAGCAGGCTGCAATCGCAGCCCTGTTGCTGGCATTCAAGGGCGACAAGAAAGCTGCGAAGGCCGCATTCTGATTCTGTGTCACGGTGACACAGTTTTCCCGGCGAGTCTCGCAATGAGGCTGGGCCGGGGTTTAGTTTCCTGTCTATCGAATCCGCAATCCCATAGCCTTTGGCTATTCCCTATCGCAAAGTCGCGTCGATAGGTTTCATCTATGCGCACTAGGAGAATCATTATGCGTTCATTACTTTTGTTTATCTGCCTTCGCAGGGGATTCCTGCGTAGCTATCAACCCGCAAGCGGATTCATGCTGTCCGCATGGGGTTCATTGGCTTGGGAGTCGGACATGACACTCTGTGAATTGTTCCTCTTGGCAACGTCTAACTGAGGCTCACCCAATGAAGCAACAACGCCAAAACAAACGCGATGCCACACGCATCATCCGTGAGCACCAGCATCTGCTCCCGTACTGCCCACCCATTGTGCTGGCGGCTGTCGCCCGTGGGATAGCGAAGATGTACACGATGCCACGCAAGGTGGCTATCAAGGCGATGGCACGCTACGCGAGGCTGCACTACGAAGACAAAAGTGTGTCACTGTGACACGTTATGCAAAAAATGCATAGATTTGGCCCAAAAAAAGTCGGCCCCCACCGTAGATGCGTGTACTAGTGTGCGTACTAGCGCAAACCCAGTATCCATGCGGGTTCAGCGCAAACTGTACCAAAACGTCCCTATATATATACATATAAAAGAAAAGTATAATAATAAAGGGGTGTATAGCTATACACATGGGCCTGTACATAGGTGTGTAGCTATACACATCTCTCTATGGGGGTGGGCTTTAATACCTCCGAAAACAGTGGATACTTTGGTACAGTTCCACGCAAACCTAGCGTTCATGCGGCCCAACAGGTGGCGAAAATGTTAGTACACGCCCCTAAAATCGTGCCAAGCCGTGCCAATTCTGCCTATTATGTGCACCAAGTGTATAGCGTAGGTGTCGTTAAGTGTATAATCTGGGTGGAAAGTGTGTCACGGTGACACGCTTAAAAAACTCACCTACGCTATACACATGAAACAACTACGCTATACACCACGGGGAACTAAAGTGCTTGACTTCACGAAGCTATCCCCCAATGCGCTACACAATGCGCTCCTCAAGCTGTACCCCAACAGCCCTGACATACGCATATCCGAGAAGGAACGCATACTCAGGGAGCGTGAGGAGCTACGGGTGTCACGCATCAAAGCAGATGCACGGGCTACGCTGTGGGCATCAATGATCCGACAGTTGGAGATTGCATCGAACACACCACGGGCACGGGTTAGGCGTGCTAAGCAGGTGATGGATAACGCACGGGGTACGCCTTACGAGGCAGAGACGGGCGAGGCGCAGGAACGGCTTGACGCATACCGTGCATACGTAGCCCTGCTGGAGAAACTTCTGGACAAGCTGCGCTATCACCGGGACACGTCAGGCAAGACACCGATCCAACTGGCGCTCGTCAAGGACATACCCAACGGAGGGCGGCATTGTACGGATTG